GTGGTCACTGCCCGAAGCAAAGCGACTACGCCAGCGATCGCCATGCCAACTACGGCCTGCGCTTTCTGGTCAAGCACGAAAAGGCCAATGTAGCCCTGCGCCACGCTGAGTACAGCCAAGGCAACGGAGAAAAGGATGGTGCGTGATTTGAGGGTTGTGAGTAACAGTTGCATGTTCGTCCTTGGTTGCAGTCTTGGTTACACATTGGGCTTACAACCCCAGTTTGGCCTTTTCGGTGCGGCCCCAGGCGCGGCACTCTTCGGTGTAGGCGTTGTAGGTGTCCATCTCCGGGCTCGGGGCGGTGCGCAAGAGCTTGATTTCGTCGGCCAGGGAGTAGCGCTGGGTAATCGCGTCTTGCACGCGCTGGTTAATCAGGCGCACGTGCGGGCTGGCGGCCTTGATGGCGTCACGCAAATCGTCGGGCAGCGGGCTGGGTAGTGTCTCGATACTGGCGGCTATTTGCGCAGGCTGTTCGCTGGGCAGTGTGTGGCCATCGAACAGGGCAACGACCGTGCGGCCATCAGGCAGGATTGCAATCTCTTGGCCAGACTGCTCGCCCTGCTGCGCTTCAGGCATGCGCAGGGTGTGGGTGGTAACGGAGTCGATAGCTTTTCGGTAGGCGATCAAAGATGGCATGGTGCTTTCTTTCAGGTGGGTTAACAGGGGTTTGAGTGAACAGGTGCGCTTGGCGTGACCCAAGCGCGAGACAATGGATTCGAGCCTGCCGTGGCGGGCGTCGGCGCGCAGTGCGCTGACTACATGGGGCCGCACAAAGCGGGCCGTGGCCCAGGTGCGAAAGCCCACGAAATTGGCGCCACGCTTTACCGGGTGCAGGCTGGCTTCGGAGTGAATGGATTTGGATGTGGATGCCATGGGGGAATGCCCTAATCGCTACCGCTCAGGGCCATCAAAGATACGAGGCGGAGCGAAAGCCCACGCGGTCGTCCGAGCTGCCACGAACGTGGGTCAGATTCAGCGCCCAGACACCGGCCCCCGCGCCGTTGGCCCAGGTGCCGCCAGAAATCACACACAGCTCATTCGGGCGATAGTCGAGCATGTAGTCATTGCCGAATTGGTTGGAGCCACCCACGCCGGCCAACAGCGGAATGCCCGCACCGGCTGCGGCCCAGGCGGTGCCGCTGGTGGCTTCGGACAGCACCTGCGAGGCCGAGCCAAAGGTCTTGTTGGAATTGCTGGCGGTGAGCGGGCCATAGGTGGCGCCTATGTCGGTGTACATGGCGGCCAGGCCAGTGGCGCCCCAAGCGTCGGTGGCCAGGGTGTTGCCGCCGGTGATGGTGGCTACATCCACGCCAGTGTTGAGCAAGAAATAGTTGGTGCCGTTGCTGGTGAATCCCAGCTCGATGGCCCAAAAGTTGCCATTCAGGTCAGCGATGCCGCTGTTCTGACCGTTGTGCGTGGTCTTGGCAAAGAAGTTGGCGCTGCCGGTTTTGCCCGCGCCCGCATAAGTGCCGTTGCCGTCTGACACATAGGCAATGCTTGCGTCATTGGTGTCGCCCAGTGCGTTGTTGTTGCAGCCCTTGGGGAAGTTGGTCGAGCCGCTGCTATACCAGGCGCAGTAGGTGGTGTTGGTGCTGGCAGAGGCGTGGGCGTTGGCCAATAGGGCCAGGGCTGCGCGGATGAAGCGGGTGTTGCAAAAGAACCGGCTGCCGCGTGTTTTGGCTGCGGCGATGGCGCCCGCGTAGTTGTCTGACGGTGCGCCTGTGAGGTTGCTGAATTGCTCGTTGCTGAGCGAGCCGCGTGCGGCGCTGGACAACGGGATACCGTTTTTGATGGAGCTGGCCACGCCGCCGTTGTGGCTGCACATGTACTTGTCCACAAACACGCCAGGCCGAATGGAGCCGCCGTTGTAGAAGGCGCGGTGCAGCGCGTAGCCTGCGGCGTTGGCTGCCGCCACGTCAGCGTAGGTACCAAAGGCTTTGATGTCCACCACATTGAGTGCCAAGCCGTTAGAGCCAGTGCCGTATTTGTAGTAGTACGCAGGCACGTAGCACATGATGGAGCCGTCGGTGTACTGGTAGTTGCCGTACACATCGCTGGCGGGGTCATCGCTGCCGTAGAGTTTGGCAAATCCGCTGGGCAACTCCGGGGCAATGCCCACGCCAAAGCCCTGCTGTCCAGGGGTGCCGATGTGGTTGACGCTGCCCGCGCCCGTGTTGGTGCCCACACGGATGCCGTTTGGGAAGGCGACGGGGGAGCCGTCGGGTGTTTGAATGTTGCGAATGGTAAGGGTGCTCATGTGATGCTCCAGGTAGAGTGGTCAGATACGGTGACGGCAATGCCGTCGGCCACGGCCAGCGGCCCCACGCTGTGCGCGTTGTAGTCCGCAGGGATGGTGAGGGTCGCGGTGATGACGCGGGAGTTGAGGCGGATGGGGCTGTCGGGGTTGGTGGCTTGGGCGAGTGCCGCATAGCCCTGGGCCGCTGCCGCTGCCGCTGCGGCTGCTGCGGCGTTGGCTTGGGGGCTTTGCGCGGTCACGGCGGTTTGCGCGGCTTGGGCCAGCACGCGGTCGGCCTGGGTGGCGGCGGCCAGGCTGCTGACTTCGGTGGCGCGTGCGTTGACCCATGCCACCATGGCGGCTTCTTCCTGGGTGGCGGTCTCTTGCCAGTTCAGGCGGGCTTGCATGGCGGCGTCAAACGCCACCGGGTCGCCGCCGTATTTGTTGGGGCCGGGTGTAGGGGGTGAGGTGATGGTGGGGATGGTCATGGTGGTGTTGCTCTCCTATCGGTAGCCCGAGATTTCCAGGCTGGCGGTAATCATTTGCCCGTTGGTGATGACGGGCACGGCCCGCACAAAGCGGCCAAAAGCGGTAGCGGACACCAGGTCGCCACGGCCAGGGGCGGCAATCCACAAGCAAGGGGTGCCGATGTAGTCCGATAAGAACGCCATGAGGCGGTTGAAGTTGGCCCGCTCGGTGACGATGGAGCCACTCATGCCTTTGCTGTAGCCGCGCTCCACGTTCACGGGGTTGTCCAGTGCGTCCAGGTAGTGGCGGCCCCGGTCTTCCAGGGGCATGCCAAAGCCGTACTCGGCTTGTCCCACCTCAAACTGCTTACCCATGGCACACAAGCCCACTTCCGTGGTGCCGCTGCCTGCCACTTCGACCGTGAGGTGGCCATTGGTGGTGCCAGGCAGGCCATGGAAGGACAGCTCGCGCACTTGCTCAAAGGGCTCGAAGCACCAGCCGTAAAAGGTGCCATCACTACGCGCTAGAGTGCGGGTTTCGGTGTGCACCACCGCGCCGCCCAGCCCGTCGCGTATGGTGATGGTGATGCTTTGGCCCACCAGACCCATGAAGCCCACGGCGGTGATGCGCCCGCACTGCACGGTAAAGCTCAGGCCGCCGGCGCGCGTTGTGGCAGTGACCACGCTGCTGTCAAACGCGGCCATTTGGTTGCTGGGGCCGTTGTTGGCCCACCAGGCAATTTCCTCCTCGGGCACCTTGCCCAGGTTGCCCGCTTGCAGGCTGAGCCAGTTGCGCCCGTTGCGGCTGACCACGGCGGCGTCGGCATAGGTGGTGCCTGCGGCCCAGGCGGTGGCGTCCACCGCGTTGCTGGTGGCCAGCAGCGCGGTGGTGATGGTGATGGGGGGCACGACGATCATGCGACCACCTTGGTTTCAATGGGCGCCTGCGGGTCGTTGAACACCAGCACGCCGTTTTTGTCCATGCTGCGGGTGTTTTCTGCCGTGTTGGCGGTGTGGATGGTGATGGCGCGCAGTTCGGCGCGCAGGGCTTCCAACTGCTGGGCCTGCTGCGCCACCAGCGCTTCCAGCCGCGATGTGTCCATGCCAGCGCCCTGTGCGCCGGGTATGAATGGATTGAAGGCCTTGGGCACGATGGCCTCGCCTTCGTGGATGCGGGCGAACATGTCGCGGGGCACGTAGTTGGTGCCAATGTCGAAGCTGGGCACACCGCCTAAGGTAGTGACTACGGCCCGCAGGCCTGCTGCCGTTACGCCACCCGATGCGTCAATGGCGCGGGTGATGGCTCGGGTGCTGTCGTCCAGTACCGCCAGGGCGCCGTCGATGCTGTCTAGCAGGCCCAGGCTTTCAACCTGGTAGTCCTTGGGGGCGCTGGCGTCCAACTGGTCGGCAATGGCGTTGCTTTGGGCAAACAGGCGCGCCATGGTGCTTGTCCACTCGCTGCGGCTGCTGGTGGCCTTGAGCGCTTCGCTCAGCGCTGGCAGGGCCGCCGATAGCTTGTCGGCATAGGCGGCTTTGGCAGCGCCACTGGTGCTCAGTGCTAGCGCATAGTTCTGCGCGAATTCGCGCTGCTGCTGCTGGGCGCTGGCCAGCGGGTCGAGCTGGTCTGCGCGGGTGTTTTTGATGGCCTGGCGCAGATTTGCAGCGCTGGTGGCCATGCCCTCTGCCAGTGCCTTTTGCGCCTCGTAGTAGCGCAGTGTTTCGTCGCGCAGCTTCGTGAGCTGGGGAACACTCTTGCTGGCCTCCACCACCCAGGCGTCCACAGCCTTGGTGTAGGCCACGGAAGCGGCCTTGGCGGCAGCGTCTGCGGCAGCCTTGTTGGTGGTGGCGGTGGTCAAGGCGGTTTGGGCGGCTATAGACGCGGTTTGCGCTGCAGCAATCTTTTTACTTTGCTCGGCCAGTTTGGCATTGGCGCCGCTCAGTATGTCGATCAGCGACCCGGCTTCGTGGGTGCCCGACCCCGGCTGGTACACGTACCCCGGCGAATTGCCGCGCAAGGCGTTTTGCAGGCTTTGCTTGTTGACTGAGGTGTCGTAGCTGGTGGAGGCAGATCCCACCTGCACCCCAGCAACGTAGGTCTTGAGCGTGTCCGTCCACGTCTTGTAACCGAAGTTATAGAAGTCGTTGATGCGGTTGGTGTCAGCGTTGTAGCTGTAGGCGTCGTTGGCAAAGACATTGGTGGCCTTTGACGAGTTGATCGACATGCCGTAGCCAGTTGCCAAACCCTGCGCCGTGGTGGCTGCGGCTTTGTACTTGGCCGCCAGTGCGGCGTTGTCGGCGGTAACGGTGGCCAGCGCTGCAGCCTTGGATTCGGCGGTGGTCTGTGCGGCCTTGAGCGTGGTGTCGGCCAGCGAAGCGGCCACGGTTTTCTTGCCCAGGTCGGTGGCGGCCGCGTTCATGGCGGCGGTGCTAGCCGTTTCGGTGGCGGCAGATACCGCTGCGCGAATGGCAGCTGCCGTCATCACCGGAGCGGGGCTCACCTGGCTGCGGGCGCTGGCCACCGATTCACGGGCGGAGACCACGCTTTGCAGCATGGTTTCGAGGGATTTGGCCACGTCGCTTAGCTTGCGCTGCGCTGCCTGTGCGGCTTCGGTGATGTCGGCAAAGGCGCTGCCCATGCCAATGAGCGCGGTGTAGGTGTTGCGGCCCGCTTCGGTGCTTAGGTCTTGCGCATTCACCAGGGCGCGGTAGGCCGCGATGGTGTCAGGCAGGCCGATACCAAGGTCGGCAAGCTGGCGGGTGATCTGCTCGCGGGCTTTGGCCAGCCGCTCTTCTTGGGTGTAGAAGCGCTGGTAGTAGGCGCCAATGGCGTTTTGGTACGCCTGTATGCCGCCAAAGGAGTCGACCAGGTTGCTGGCAATGCTGCCGCTGTATTGGCTCACGCCCAGCAGGTTGTCGCCCAGGGTGTCCAGCGCACCGTTGACCACCGTGAGGTTGGTGGCCAGGCGTGCCAGGGTGTCGGATGCGCCCTCGCCTTCGCGCATGAAGCGCGAGTCGAGCACCACGGCGGCCACATCGTCGGCCAAGCCTTTGAACATGGCTGTAATGGCTTTTTTGTTGGCCTCGGCGTCACTACCCAGCGAGAGCCTGATGTCGCGCTGGTATCCGGTGATGCTGGCGGCGTTGGCACCCAGCGCCGTGGCAAAGCCTGCGGTCTGTGTGAGCAGGCTGCCATACGCGGCGCCCAGGGACTTTTGCAGTGCAGAGTCCATGGCGCTGTAGTTGGTGCCACTGCTGGAGCCGCTGGTGCGGATGCCCAGGAAGCTGGAGCCATCGTTGCGCCAGTCCTGGTAGTTGCGGCCGTCGAAGCTGGAGCCGCTAAAGCGCCCCGCAATACCTGTGCCGGTGGTGTACTCACGCCCGCCGTTGAAGCCGTCGTCCACCAGGCTGCCAAGTGCGCTGCCGATAGCGCCGCCGATGGGGCCACCAAAGAAGGTGCCGACGCCAGCGCCGATGGCCTTGCCCCATTTGCCTTCATTGGCTGCAATAGCGGCGTTGAGGTAGCCAAGGCCATTGCCAACGATTCCGGCGTACTTACCAACGGACGCAGAAACGTCCATGAGGCTGGTGCCAACGCTGTCAAAGGTAGATCCAAAACTGCCACCAATTTCACTGAGGTCGGCAATCGAGCGCCCCATGCTGCTGACGGTGGATGCCACAGAGCCGCCAAAGTCGGTGAGCCAGCCAGACAGGCCTGAGAGCATAGATGCGCCCTCACCCAAGCTAGCCATGGACGATGCGGCATTGGCCGCGCCAGAGAGGCCGCCCATGCCCAACATGGACAAGCCCCCGCGCACACCAATCTCGACGATGGGTCGTAGCACCATGCTCTTGAACATGTTGACCACGGTGTCGCGCAGGTTTTCGGCGAAGCCCTTGCCGGACTCGAAGCCGCGCATGAGGGCGTCGGTGATGGAGTCTTGGATTTTTTCGGCGGCGCGGCGCCAGTCGGCAACGGCTTGCTGAGCTGCCTTTTTGTTTTCTTTCTCCAGGTCGAGTGCAGCCTCTTTGGTTGCGCCGTCGGTTTTGGCTTTGGCGAGGTCGCGTAGCGCCTGGGCTTGCGCCTTGTAAATTTTGTATTGCTCTTCGTCGAGGTTGCGGTCAAGCACCTTGATGGCCATGCCGTCGAGGGTGGTGGCCTGCTCTTCGAGCTTGGCAGCGTCCAATGCGGCTATGGCCTCTTTGGTCAGGCCCAGGCGGGCGTTGTACTCTTGCTGGTGGGCAAGGTCGTTGCGCATTTTTTCCAGGCCAGAGCCCAGGGTTTCGGTGAATTTGATGCGGGCGGCTGCGGCGTCGAGGGTGGCTTTGGCTTCGTGCTTTTGGGCTTCTTCCAGCTCTTTGGCCGCCGTGCGCATGGCGGGCTGCTTTTCCAGCAAGGCGGCCTGCGCCTGGGTGAGGTCTGCGAGGCTGAGCTTGCCGTTCTTGAACATGGCGCTCAGACGGTTCCAGTCGTCGGCAAAGGAACCGCTCAGGCCCGCCAGTTCGGCGATGAGCTTTTTCTGTGCATCAAGTTCCCGGTTGGCTGCGGCAATGGCGACTTTGTCGGGGCCTGCAAAATCACCCACGGTGGGGGTGGAGTTGACGTTTTCAGGGTTGACGCTGCCACGCCCTGCACCGCCCTTGCTATTGAGCCCCATGATCCTGGCTTGCAGCTCATCAAGCTCCTTGCGGGCACGCTCGCCGTCTTCCTTGACGGCGTCGCTGATGGCGTGAAAGCCTTTGAAATCAAGCTTTCCAACTGCGACCAACTGGGCTGCAATGGCGCCGATTTCCCGGCCCATGCCTTGCAGCACAAAGGCTACATTGGCACCGGCAATGGACACCGCCTCAAATACGGTTTTCATGGCGCCGCCGAATGTCTTGGCCAGGCCACCGCCTGCGGTGTCGGCCTTGAGGAACTGTTCAGCTATGGCGTTGAGGGTGGGCAGGAACTCGGACACCATGGTGCGCCCTGCGTTGCTGGCGTTGGCCTGCAGCGCAAAGAACTGTTTATTGAGCTTTTCTGCAGCCTCGGCTTGCTCAGTAGTGGCGGTGGCCACCAGTTGGGCGGCCTCGGCGGTGTCTTTAAGCAGGGGCGCTACGTCCTTGAGGCTTTTTCCAAAAAGCTCCTGCACCAGGCGGGCTTTGTTGGCATCGTCGGCGTAGCCGCCCAAGGCGTCTGCGATACTTTTGAAGGCCACCACCGGGTCTTGCGCCTTGAGGTTTTGCACACTCAGGCCCAGGGCGTTGATGGCTTTCTCGGTGTCGCTGCCAGGCTTGGCGCTGCTCAGTGCTTGGTTCATCTTGACCAAGGCGGTGCTTACGGTGTCCAGCCCGGTGCCAGAGCGGCGGGCTATGTCCTCCAGGGCGCTTATGTTTTCAATGGTGGCGCCGGTGGCGTCCTTGAGGTCGTTTAAGGCGTCGACCCCGTTGATGATGTTCTGCGTAAAGGCCACAAAGCCTGCGGCCGACACGCCAATGCCCAGGCCAGCCAGTGTGGCGCCCACAGAGCTGGCCGCGGTGCTTACCTGCGCAAGCCCCCGCTGCACGCTGGCCAGGCCCGCCTGAGTGTCGTCCTGGGCGGTGATGCGGATGCCAATTACTTCAGCCATGCGAGGGTCTCACGGTTTTTTGTCGCTCCTGCGCTGGGACCAAGCGCCCATGGTTGCCACTTCGCACGCGGTGATGCCACGCCACACTTCGCGGCGCTCATCACCTTGGAGGTTGCACTCGTCCAGGTAAGCACGCACGCCTTCGTAGCGCAGGCCGGTGGCACCGGCCATGCCGGTGTTCCACTGGGTTTGCACACCCTGCCAGTGCTGCCAGGCCGAGACATTGCACGGCCATAGGTAGAACACTTGCGCAGCGTCGGGCGCACCGGGTGCGCTGACTGCTGCAAGGAAGGGGTTGGCGGCTGCATCTTTGGGGAGGGGCTCGTCGGGTGCGTCCAGGGCAAGCGCTGTGGCCAGCGCGGCTAGTTTTTTTCCTTTGCGCCTACCTCTGCCAGGTAGGTCCGAAAGGCCAGGCCTGCTACGCCAGGAATTTTGCAAAGCACACGCAGGTTGTCTTCGGAAAATGGGAGCTGCTTGCCTTCGCCGTCTTGCACACCGCTCCAGCCTTCGACTACATCACCCAAAAAGTCGGTGAGCGAGGCGTCGGTGTCGGACTTGAGCTTTTGCTGAATCTGGTCGGCGTCGAGCCGGGTGCAGGTGAGCTGGAAGTGAAACGGCTGGGCTACGCCCGCTGCGTCATTGATGGAGCCTTGGACTTTGAAGCCCACTTTGTCGGAAACGACGATTTTGATTGACATAGGTACTGCCCGAGTAAAGAACAGCCCAAGTAGAGGGAGCGCACGGCGGCCAGCTCGGGCAAGCCTGGCAGGCGGGGAGAATGAAGAAACCCCACCCTGCCGTGCGCAAACTGGTCTTAGTAGCTGATGGCGCGGCCGATCATGGTCAACGCCGCCTGCACGGAGTTGGCCTGGCCGTTGTTCATGCTTGGCTGCTCAGACACGTTGAGATAGCCATAGCCGTACACCACTGCACCGCCGCTGATAACCTGCTTGAGTGCCACTTTGGACAATGTGCGGCTGATGCCGACCATGGTCTTGTAGTTGGCGTCGGCCGGGTCGTGGCCCATGGTCAGCGTGACCGATGTGGCGTTGAAGCCTGTGGGCACGTTGATGGCGTTGCGCTTGGCCAAGGGGGTGATGGTGGTGAAACGCGCATCGCCGCCACTGGAGCTGATGGTGAGCACCTGGGGGATGGTAGTCCAGCCAGAGAGCTTTTGCGCAGCGCCAGTGCCAGTGCCTGCGGGGAAGAACGTGGTGTTGGATGTATCCAGGCCTTTGATGCTGAAGCTGTTGGCGTCGATGACGGTTACGGTGTAGACGGTGTCGGTAGCGTCTTCCCAGCCCGAGGTGAGCAGGATTTCGTCGCCGGTCACATAGCCGTGGGCCGTGGAGGTGGCCACTGCAGGGTTGGCGTTGGTCAGGGCGCTGATGGTCTTGGCGCCAGCGAATGTGGAGGAGAACTGGAAGGACGCGCCTTCGGGGAAGTAGTAGGCCATGGTGGTGGGCTCCTAGAGGTGGGTATCGGGGTTGGTGGTGGGGGTGAGATAAGAAACAAGCCAGGTGGCGGTGAGCTCGCCCGCTGGGGTGTCAAGAGTGGCGCTTTCGTTGACGCTGATGGCCTTGAGCTCCATACGTTTGACCAAGCCGCCCAGGGTGGACAAGGCCAAGGCAGCCTCCACCTCAAGCAGCATTTGGTCGAGGGCGTCTTGCAAATTTGCAGTCTGCTTGGCAATCGCCTTAATGATGACAAGGTGCTGGCGCTGCAAAGCGGTGCCAGACACATTCAAGGGATCAATCTGGGGCTCGTCGCCGGTTTGCACCAGCAGGCACGGCAAGTCGGCCGCACGCAGCTCATAAACACTATTCACAAAAACGCGCGCGCCCGTGGTGGGAAGCCCAGTGAGGGCAGCCACCACGGCCTGGCGGATCTGGGTGCGCATGTGGGCCATTTACGCGGCCTCCAGCTTGAGGGTGCACAGGCCAGTGCCGTCGTGCGTGTATTCGCGCACGGTGTAGCTGTCGGCACCCATCACCAGCATCAGCCCGCGCGGATCTGCAGGGACCGACGCGCTGGCGAGCTGAAAAATGGGAGCGCTGCCTGCGAGCATGTCGAAGTTGGCCGGGGCCGCATCGAAAATGCCTGTAACCGCCTGCCCATCGAGCACAGCCTGCGCATTTGCAAGGCACCGCAATACGGCCGCGTTGGCGCGTGCTTCGAGGGCTGCAAATGCGGTGGCCATGCGTGTCTCTTTTTAGGACTGGTTAGGCTGCCGTAGCGAGTGCCGCACCAATCTTCATCAGAACCGTTGGGCTCGGGTTGCTTGCGGCAGCCACAGCCACGCCGACCTGCTGCTGGGCGGTTGTGGTCTTGTTCACGACCTTGCCAGCGGGGTCCCAGTACAGGCGATCGCCGACGCTGATGGCCAAGGCCGAGGTTTTGCCGATTTCGACCACGCCTTCGGTGATGAATTCACCAGGGGCTCCGTTGGCAACGTCATTGGTGGCAACGCCGAACAAGGCACTGCCAAACAGGTAGCCAACGCCGGATGCGACGGCGGCTGCGGGGGTCAAGGTGATGACTTCACCTTTCTGAACAAAGTTTTTCATGCTGATCTCCGAGAGTTGTGAGGTGATGACACCCGCAGGCTGGCTGCGGGTGGCGGGCTATCAGGCGCCAGCGGACTTGTAGAGGCCGCGGAAGTCGATAGCCTTGGCAGCGAAGTCGAGGCGGCATTTGTAGGCAACGCCATCGGTTTCAAAGCCGACGTCGCTCTCAATGACTGGGCCTTCTGCGCCGTCGAGGTAGCAGTACTCCACGGTGTCGACTTGCGAGCTTTGGGCAGCCAAGTACCAAGCGGTGGCGCTGTTGGCGTCCAGGATTGGTTCGACAACGGGCTCCAGGGCTGTACGGCCACCGGTGCGGAACTCGTTGACGTTGGACTGCTGCGAAGGCACGTAGTTGCTGCTGGTGAGCTGGTAGGCGGTTTGCTCCAGCGCAGCGGGCACGATGAGGTAGCTGGGAGCCAGGTTGAGCTCTTCGCTGGCCAGGCCCTTTTGCAGGCGCATGGCGGTGCGGCCGGTGGTGAGGCTGGAGAGCTGCAGTGCGCTGGGGGCACCGGTAGCCAGATTGGCATGGCCGCCTGCAGTGGTGGTGGCAGTGGCGTTGAACAGTGCCCCACCATCGGCGAGATTGCCGTTGGCTGTGAGCTGGCTGTAGACGGTGCGGTTTTCCAAGCGGCGAGCGGCAAAGCCAAAGGCCGAGACCAGGCGCTCGAAAGCACGCAGGTCATCGTTGATGATGGCTTGACGTGTGAGGCTGACGATGCGCCCGTAAGTGAGCACGGCGTAGGCTTCGGCGCCATCGGTCATCTTGCCGTACTTGAACTCGCCGTGTTCGTTGGTCTGCAAGAGGTCAGGCGCACCAGACAACTGCACGACCGACATGTTTTTGAAGTCAGGTGCATTGGGTGCACGGCGGGCCCACATGGCGTAGGTGCCGGGGTTTTCGTCGTAAGCGGAGCGCAGGCGCTTGTTGGCAACGTTGGCAAACAAGCTGGAAAAGTCGCTGGAGCCCATGGAGCCTGCGCGGAAGTGCAGGATTTGGGTGGCGAGCTGCAGGCGGTCCATGCCGCTGGTGCGTACACCCTGTGCTTCCAGGAAGCCACGGCCGATTTCCAACAGGCTCATGCCTCGGTACTGGCGACCGTTGTCGTCGAGCTGGGTGCCGGGCGCTACGCGGTGCATGATGGCTTGCTCGATGCCGGCCATGCGAACTTGCATTTCGTCGCGCACGGTTTCGAGGCGTCCAACATTGCGGTGGCCACCGCCTGCGGCATCGCGCACTGCGAGCTCGGCCAGCACAGCGGCGCGGGCTTGGTCGACCGTGTTGCCGGAGCGGATCATGCCTGCTGCGAGGTGGGCCACGCCGTGGCGGGCACAGAGTTCGGTGATGTCCGCCGCTGCGGTAGCGACTTCAGCAGCACGGGTATCTGTAGCGGCCTGCGCGGATGCAACAGGTGTGGTGGCGGGCGTTGCGGTATCGCCGCCTGTGGAAATGCCTTGTGGCATAGGGTTCTCCTGAGAAAATTGGGCGGCTGCCCGGGCTGCTTCGGCTTGCGCCTCGGCGGTAAAGGGTTCTGCGGTGGCGATTTCGCAGGGGTAAGCGCGCAGTTCGCGCCCGCTTGCGTCGTGGAGCTTTCCACCCACGCTGCGCACTTGGCTGTCCATGTCTGCAGGAATGGGCACCAAGCTGACTTCCATGGGAGTCCAGCGAGTGACGGTGTATGTCCAGACGTTGCTGGCGGCATCAAAACTCATGACTATGGCGTCGCGGGAGTAGCCCACGGACACATTGCGGATGACACGGTCTTCCAGATCCATGACGATGCCCTTGACGCTTTCGCGGCGGCTGAGCTGGGCCTGCACGGTGCCTACACCACCGGCTACGGTGGGCTGGTCTACAACGCCGATCTGGTCTTCGAGGTCGTACGCGCTGTGTGTGTTGAGCAGTGGCGCGCCGCGCTGGAGGCGGTCGAGGTTGATGGCCTCGGGCGATACGTCGAGTTTTTCAAAGTAGTAGCGGTCGTTGCCCCAGTCGTAGCGGCGAACAGGGGCGCCGGTACTGAACACGAGCTCGAAGCGCGCAGCGGGGCCGGTGTCGGTGCCGTCAGCACCGCGGGAAAAGTTGCGGACATCCATTTGCACGCCTGCCAAAGGCATTTCGGCGCGGCGGATGTTGGTGGAGTTTGCGGTAGGCATGGCGCGCACTTTGAAGCGTGCGCTGTCTCATTTCCCGGAAAAAATGAGACGATTTACAGCACGCCGGCAAGCAGTAGCGCCTCGTCTTCCTCGGTGGGCATTTCAGGCGCCCAAGCAGGCAAGTTTCGGCGTGCCTTGCGTCTCGGTGCCGGTGGCTTCCTCTGCATCACGCTTGCTCAAGCCAGCACGGGTCCACTCGTCCGACAGGTATGCCCTGATCGGCTCAAAAACAAAGCCTCGCAACTCATCGCACTTGGCGACGTAGC